AACCGCTAACGATCTCAGTGCTAGCCTTGAAAAAGGCTTGGGCCATGCCGACAGCGGTCATATTTACGGCCGCGCCAGCTTCGCTCAATGCTTGCTGGAAGCGTGCCATGCCGGATTGGTCGACCACAGCGCCGAGTTTAATCATGTATTCATCTAAGATATTGGGCACCTAGTGGCCTCCTTGCTGCCGCGCCTTCCACTCCGAGTAGCGGCGAGTATTTTCTTCTTTAACGTCTAGGTACTCTAAGGCGTCGCAGAGGTCTTGCACGTCGTACGTACCGTCGAATGTCTCATGCTGACGCCATAGCCCAGCGGCGACGGGACGCCAAACCAACGCGTCCAGGGTATGGAAGGGAGCGGGGTCCCAACCTAGGTCGCCGTCGTCGTTGCCCCGCCCGTACGCAGAAAAGACGCGAGGTTAAACACCAAGGCCTCGGTGGTCAGCTGCGTCACCAAGTTAGGGTCGTCCTCTAGTTCTGGCACCGCCCAGCGCCCGTCCGACATCTGCACCGGCATTGGCTGTTCATCGGTGGCGCCGGCAGGACGCTCTAACCGACTCGTCACCGCGAGCGCTGCCTTCTGCACGAACTCCATCTCCTCAAAGGTCAGGAACATAAATCCGATGCCGCAAGTGGTGCGGAGTCTGTCCTCAGGCGTGGCCTTTGCCAAAGCCTCTTCGATGCAGGCTTTGTCCTCGGCGCTTTGCTCCACCTGCGCTGCCGCAGATTGCGACTGTGCCGACCTGAACATGGCAGCCATCAAGCGCTGCCAAATGTAGCTGCCTTGCACCGGGGTCATGCGGCGAAACTGCCACCGCTGCCCAGCGACCTCTACTACCTTCGTCTTGTCCGTCATCTTGCCCTCCTTGCAGGGCATGTCTATGGCGCAGGTGAAAACTCACCTTGGTCATAATCAAGCAGTTTAAGAAACACATGCCAACCGCATCCACCACCCGCATAACCGATGTCAGGATGCGATGCAACGTCATGAAAGAAGCTGGCCGTCACTGTTCCATCCGCGTGAAAATGATGCAAACTACAGTGACTCCTGTGACCACACTTACAAATGATGACAGGCCGCACCGCCTTACCTTCATGCTGAATTGGAATCCAGCATGGCCCAGGTGTATCGAAATCGCCGCGCGGTATCTCGACGTTCATCAAGAGTTGACCACGTTGGCCGCCATTAAAGCCCAGCGAACCTTTTGGCCACTGGCTTGGTATGGCTTGTCTGGAATCTTGGCGAAGCTGACGCCGGTTAGGACGTGATTGGCTCCATCCAAAATCGTACGAAAGCTGATAGTAGTGGCGGCCCACCCTGACACGTCGTCTGCGTTAGCCGCCAACACGCACAGATTGTAAAGGTCCAGCAGCGCATGGTGCAGCGTGGAGGTCTGTTGCACTTCCAGGTCCGCCGCGCCATTATCTCCGGCGACGTAGGAGGGCATCACCGTACCATCAGCGGCGACGTCTTGCGTCGTGCGCTCGGTGGTCATCGTGATGGTCAACTGACCGAATCCCATGTTGCCGCCTGTGAGCGGGATGCTCACGCCGAAGACCGGGTTGACAAGCACGCCCACCAGGTCTTTAAACGAGTAACATATTCCGACCGACATTCGTCAATCTCCTTGAACTGCGATTTTTAATCGACGTTTTACCCAGTTAGCGCGATTAACCTTGCGCATCAATTTGCAAAAAATCTTTGCGCCGATTCTCGTCTTGTAACCATACGTGGCACATAGCGTGATTTTGATTTTTTCGCACTCTCAACATCTTAGAGTAATACACAGGATCAGCCCACTCAGCAGTGCGCTGCTCAGATCGCCTCTTGCGAGCTTCTACACTAGAAAACGCTCTCTGAAGCGTTTTAGAGTGTTGAGCGCGAAGACCTTCATTTTGCCACGCGATTTTAATCGCTGCTCTTTGTTTCTTGGCGCGCTCAGGGTTTTCCTCATAACTACGTAGTTGTGCAGCGCTTTGCTTGTCATGCTCTACCGGGTCTTCATAACGACGGCAAACTGCAAGCCTTATTGCATTTCTAGTCGTCTTTGAATGATTAAGGCCTCTAACTCCACAGCCGCCCTTAACTAAGTTGTAGCTACGATCACCTTTTGGGTCGTTTATCCAAGTGCGCAACTTGGCAATATAGTAAATTTCTTTCTCGTCCAACTTCTCAATTGGACCACGCCAAATCACCTCGGCGCTAAACCCAAGAGTTCGACCGCTAGATTCGCGCCAGGCTTTTCTAATAGCACAATAAAGCGGCCATTTTAATCTATCATTTAGTGCGTTGTCAATATGATTCTTCCAACGATGGGTTTCAGGATTGCCGGACTGATCCTGTCCTACGTAACGTTTACCATTGCGCAAGTTAGTCAACAGATAAATACAACCATATCCTTCGTTGCACTTTCTCACCATACACCTCGATGATCACCCAAAGTTTATCAGGGAAACGCAGTGGGTGTCACCACGCTTGTCAGGCTCGAGACCCTATCCCTGAATTTCGTTAAAATCAAAGCTGCGCGTATACGCCAATCAAGAGAGACTGAACCGCGCCTGCGCTCGTTACCGCGCAGTAGATCGGCATGGCCTTCCCAGCATCTCGATCGTTGACAGACTGTTGTGCGTAAGGTTGAGCCTGATTCAGATAGCCACCCGGAATGGCCTGCCCAGCAGTGAGCTGCACACCAGGTATACTTATTGATACTCCGGTCCAGATCCCATCGGCCAGGAACCCGATGGCCGCGGACTGAGCGCAAGCTGAGTTGGCGGCTTGAATGAGAAGATGCTCGCCGGAGTTAGTCTGTGGCACCGCGGGGTTATCGGTCAGCACCGACATCTCAGCTAACTGCAGATAAGATACCAGCATGGCCAGGTTCAGCCACAGGTAACTCGGCGAACCATTGCTCAAGAAACCAGGCTGAACGTTCTGGTACGGACCGAAACTGGCGTAGACGTTGAACTTCGCCGCTGTGATGTTCGTGTACTGAGTCTGAGTCAACGGCTCGGGCGCAATCCCGGCTATGGACTTGTAAGCCACGGTGAAGAAGCTGCCAGCCAGACCGGTGTTAAGACCCATCTCGACGCCCATCAAGCCGGCAGCGGCGTAGATGTTGTTGGGATAGAGGCCACTCTGCGTGGTCGAGTAGATACCCAGAACACGAAGATTAAGGGCCTGCAACTCCAAAGCTACGTTGCCGGCAGTGCCGTTCGCGATTGTGGTGTCGCCTGACCACGGATAGTAACGCGTGGTCTGCCATAGCGGGTCTGCCCACTCGGCCAAAGCCAGGTTATCACCATCAGCAGGGTTGTTAACGGCCAGGCCATACCAACCGTTAGACGCGGCGCGGCAGGCCTGTGAGGCTTGCAACAGCGTCTCACCAATGGCGGTGATATCAATCTCGAGTCCGGTGCCGGAACCGCCCGTCGTGGCCAAACCCGTAGCGTCTGAGTACCCGGTGCCTTGTTGCCCAACCGTGGTCGTCAGACCGGTAACGGCTCCACCGCCGCCGATGGTAGATACTGTCAGCACACCATAGTTGGCGCTACCCTGCACCACCGTGATCTGATCGCCGACCTTGTAGCTGGTGCCAGCGTTACCGGAATGCGGAATAGCCGTTTGGATGGCCGTGAGGTCTTGACGGCCGATCCAGATGAACTGCGGCTGCGGCGTTTGGGAGAAGTAGATCTGCGCGGCGATGTACTCCGGTTCCGTAGATGTGAAGCCGTCAGAAAGCATGGCCGTCGTCGAAGGATACTGCCTTAAGCGCGGATTTACGCCGTAGCTCGGAATCACGGCGCTCGGGCCGACGAAGAGGCCCTGGTTGAAGGTAGGCGCCACAACGGCGCCGGGCGACACCGTTACATTGATGTCGATGAGGTTGCTCAACGCCAGAGGCGGTGTAAGTGTCATGGTGCTCCTTCTTAGCTGCTACGGGTACTTGGTTTAACAACGATTGTGACGTTGAACGTCGTATCGCTCGGTTCAGGCGGCACAACCGGCTGCAATGTCGTTACTGAGGTTATCACGCCGATTCCGCTAACGTCTGGAACAGGCTCTACAACGGGTTGTTCCAGAATCACGTTCACCGTTGCGAAGTAAACGATGGCCGTGGGCGCACCAGCCAGCGCCGTGACAGCAACGCCGCTCAGTCGCGGATAAGCGGAAACCGAGTAGGTGACCGCGCCAGGAACTGCAAATGCACGTGTGCCGGTAAGATCGGCTACGGCTGAATCGCTATCCGTTACATGACCAGCTGCGCTTGTAGTAATCGCTCCAGTGACAGCGACGGTAGATGAAACGCTACAACGCACCGCTCCCGCCGCACTAACTGCGCGAACGGCTAAAATGTTGACCGTGGAAGATACATCGCAAAGTACTATTCCAGCTAGGTCAGTAGTACGCGCCCCTGAGACGTAAACACTTGACCCATTAGTGCACTGCACCGCACCGGCAGCACTTGTAGTACGCGCCCCGGAAGACAGCGTCATTGCACCGGCCTTGCATGACGGCACTTCCGCAGAGCCGGTTGTCCGCGTACCAGTCACCGACGTAGTGGCGCCAGCCGAGCGTGAGACCGCGCCTGCGGTACTAGATACTCGTGCACCGACTAGCGTAGCAACCGCTGAGTCAGTGTCAGTCACCGCTCCTGCGGAGCTAATGATCCGTGTGCCAATTACACCAATGCTTGTACTAACTGAGCATGAGACCGTGCCTGCGGTGCCAGATGCTTGCGCACTGTTAACCGGCGCCAAGCCAAACGCGGTAAGCAGCACTAGGCCAGCGACCCCAGTTAGTGCCGCGCCGGTAATGGCCGCCGCGGCGCTAACTTGTCGAGTTCCAGTGATCGCCGCTAAAGGCATGGCCGATCTCCCTTACGTCAGTAGATGCGCTCCACTACGATGTAGATATTGCCTATGGCGGTCGTGGCCGTGGCGGCTATGCTATAGCTGAGATTAGCCGTAGCAGTGTTCTCCATCAACGTCGAACCCTGGAAGTAACCTTGTGCTGTGGTAGAAACGGCGCTTAAGACGGCGACGGTATTAGCTCCGAAGTCGTCAGTCCAGATAGCGTTAACGGTAAGTGTCTGGCTACCTTGCGCGGTAGTAACGACGGCATAGCAGGAAAACCGATACAATCCTGCTGGAGCGTTAGCCACTACCACGGTGGAGCTGATGGCGCCGAAAGTAAAAGCTGAGTACAGAATGTGCCCCATCATGACAGGGGAGGACGTAACGATCTGGTTTGATTGTTGCAGAGCCATAAGCCCCTCCTGCTAGATGTAAGATTCTGCCCAGAGCAGCCAGGCATCGTTAGTCATAGACGTTGGCACAGTCACCGCACCCATTCCGATCATAGAGCCAGGCGGTATGATAATTGACCCGCCCAGATCGCACACAATTGGCTGCGACAAGAACGATGAGCTGCCGCCAGAAGCACCCCAATAGTAGTTTCCAAGTGTAAGAATGTAGTTCAACGCCGTGGAAGACGTAGAAGCTGTGTTAGAGCTAAAGCGCGCCACAGAACCACCACCGGCAGTAGCCCAGTTAAATGTGCTGAGCGGGTTGGACAAAGTGCCAGTAACGTTGGCCGTTACACCAGCGTATAACCGGAACTGAGTCAGGCCGGCTGCGCTTGCAGCGGCAACAACGCCAATACCTGCCTGGATCATGATAAGGTTCTTACCAGAAGAAGGCGGATTCCAAACGCCAATCAAAGGCGTTCCACCGGCTGCTCCAGTGTAGGCAGTAGGAGCCGCCGCCGCCACCGCTGCCACGTAAATCTGACTGCGGTAAGCCAGTTCGTAGTAGCGCGGTTGAAGCTCAGATACCAACGTTTCCTGGTATTCGCCAAAACTCGCGGTAAGATTCGCTCCAGTCGTTTTACCGATCTGGCCCTGGTTGCCTTGATTCAACGACATCGTAATTCTCCTTAGTTGATCTGCTGATCGCCCTGAGTAGAAAAACGATCAGGGTTGAAATCTGATTCTTTGTTTTTACCGCCCTCGCAAGCAAGAGCAGTAACTGCCAGGCGAATAGCCCGTAGCTCATCATACATCAAGTTGAAGATGTCCGACCAAGGATCGACAGCCACGTTCAAGGGTGTCGCCAAACCCGGTTGCACCGGATTAAGCTGCACCACCAGTGAGCCGTCAGTGCTTACTGCTTGCACCAATGGTGACTTTACGGATGCAAGCCCAGCGGCCACCGCAGGATCTGAAAGAACGACGTTCTCACGGACGACTGTAGTAGAGTTGACGGTAAGCTGCTCACCATCAAGATTTATGCCAGACCCAGCGGTGATGGGGATAGTGGTCGTTGTAGCCATTTAGCTAACTCCTCTACGCCAGTTGCACGAGCGATGTAGATGCACCAGGCGTGGGTAGGTTGACGGTAAACGTACCGTTAGTGCTGGTCACCGTTCCGCCGAAATCGAACACACCCACCACGTCGCCAGTCGATGCGTTATACACTACAGCGCAGACCGCTGAGATTGTAGCACTGGTCCAGCTAGGGTTCACGCTCCAGTTGGCAGTGGCCGTAGTACCGTAAAGCGTGACACTTACGCCAGACATGGCGACACCACCGCTAGTGTATCCGGCACCACTGGCCTCGTCTGTTCCGACATTGACGGTGGATGGCGTGCCAACGCCGGGTGTACCGACGTTGGTTAAGGTGTTGTTGTAAACTCCTGCGTAACCGGGCTTGATGAGCAGCATGTTGTAAGTAGACGGACCGGTGCCAGCGAAATTTACTTTACCATTCAAGGCGTCCGTCTTGAATTGCGTGCTAAGGGCAGTCGTGGGCATGATGCTCCTTACAAAGTCAAAGTTTCATGACTGGTCGGGTCAACTACGTAAACGTCAACCTCGACGCTTGTGGCCTGACCGTCTTCGATAGTCTCCGTGACGTTCTCGTAAAGCGAAAGCGAGAAGTCACATCGCTCCCACCACTCAGCATTGATAAGCTCAGGAGCGCGTACCGGCTCGACAGGGTCTGACACTGGGAAGAGGTTAGCAAGATTAAGGACGTCGTTGAAGTAATCCATGAACGTCGCGGACCAGATCTGACGAGCGCGGTCTGTGCTGCTAGGACCGTACAAAGTCCAGCTAATGCGCCAGCCGCGGGTGTAGGTCCAGGTCTCAAGAACGGGACCGGCTCCTGACGGCGTACGATTGCGTACCTTGTTGTAGGGTGTTTCTTCGAGAAGACAACTGAGGAAGCAAACGTCTTGGTTCGGCAACGGCGAAAAAGGTTGACCTTGAGTGGGCCAGTCGATTCGCACCGCCGCATAACCGGCCGGCTGGTTCGCGGTCGGCAACGGCAACCCCAACATGCCGCAGGTAAGCGGTTGCATGATGGCGTTGATCTGCGCGACGGTAAGGGCACTGCTCTGCAGGACCTGACCGTTGGGGTACG